CAGAGCCTAAACGAACTGTACTTGCAGGAAATGGGCAAGCCATATCCAGAGCCGGAGAAGAAGCCAGCAAGTAAATGCGGTCTATTCTGCGGATATTACGGCAGCACTGATGATTACATCAAGCAGCCAGAAGAAAAGGAGGTGACGGACAGTGGAAGCAATGCAGACGCTTAACCCAGCGGACGTCTGGGACATGGTGCAAAAAGCTATTGTATGGCTTGCGGGGATTGGGATTGTTATTGACTTAACGCCGGGAATTAAAATACAGCCCGTTCGCTGGTTGATTAAACAGCTGGGAAATCTTATGAACCACGACTTGAAAGAGCAGCTGAACCAGCTTGAAAATGACTTTATAGAACACAAGGTTGATAGCTGGCGCACGGAGATACTATCATTCCAGAGCAGTTGCATAAACCATGAACGCCATACAAAAGAAGAGTTTGACCATGTTATTGATACATTGGCGAAGTATGACAAGTATATTAAGGACCACAAGTTGACAAACGGACAAGTTGACGTTGCGCATGAGTACATAGTGGATATTTACAAAGAATGTATGCGCACAAACGACTTTGCTTTGACAAAGCCGGAAGAAAAACCATAGGAGGTACAAAACAGCAACATGAAAAGTTTAATATTTTTTATCATTGGATTTGCACTGGCATTAGCAGTGCTTTTTTTATGGAATTTACAGTATTTCAGACAGCGCAGGAAGAAGAGAAAAGAAGAGTTGCAGGAACACCCGGAGCGAAAGACCAGCGCAACAAAAATCATTATCTTTTCAATTCTTGCAACTTACTACATAGCATTTGCCGTGGGCGTGTGGGTAGTGGTCACAAAGGATTTTTACCAGTTATCAGTCCTGCTGACGTTCGTTGGCGGGGTAACTGCTGCCGCAGTAGCGTTCTACTGCTGGAAAGCAAAGGCAGAAAACCTGCTAAAAATCAAAGCTGCATACCCGGAGTTGTCCGGCACGCTGTCTGACTTTTCAAGTATGACGCAGTAGCGCCGGGGAGGTATAAGACATGGGACTAATAGGAAAAACAACACCAGAAAAGATTTGGAATTTTCTGAAATCAAAAGGGCTGTCCAGTTGTGGGGCAGCCGGATTGATGGGGAACCTATATGCAGAAAGCGGGCTGAACCCGCAGAACTTACAGAACAGCTATGAAAAGAAGCTGGGACACACTGACGCAAGCTACACAGCAGCCGTGGACAACGGCAGCTATGGAAACTTTGCAAGGGACGGCGCAGGCTATGGGCTGGCGCAGTGGACATACCACACCAGAAAAGCTGCTTTGCTGGAATATGCAAAAGCCGCCGGGAAGTCTATTGGCGACATTGAAACACAGCTGGGGTTCCTTATGAAAGAATTGACAGAGGGCTACAAAGTCACGCTGTCAGTATTAAAGAGCGCACAGACCGTCATTGCTGCTTCAAATGCAGTGCTGACACAGTTTGAGCGCCCGGCAGACCAGAGCGACACGGTGAAGACAAAGCGTGCAGGATATGGGCAGAAATACTATGACCAGTACGCAGCCGGAGCCGTTAGCAATAAAAAGAATGGAGGTACAAGCAATATGAATGTATCAGAAGTAAGAAAGAGATTTGCAGCAAGGGCGGCAGCGTATGTGGGAGTGAAAGAGGGTACAGCAGCACACCACGCAATCATTGACGCCTACAACAACCACAAGCCGTTAGCGCAGGGGTACAAAGTGACATACCGTGACGCATGGTGCGCAACCTTTGGTTCAAAGATTGCCATTGAAGCGGGCTACACAGACATTATCCCTACGGAGTGCAGCTGTGACCGCCAGATTAAGTTGTGGCAGCAGATGGGGCGCTGGTGCGAGAATGACGCAAAGGTGCCGGAACCGGGCGACTATATCTATTATGACTGGGACGACAACGGCGCTGGTGACTGCACAGGCAGTTCAGACCATGTGGGCGTTGTAGAAAGCTGCAACGGTAACACTATCACAGTTGTTGAGGGCAACAAGTCCAATGCCGTTGGAAGAAGAACACTGGAAGTCAACGGGCGTTATATCAGAGGTTATGGCGTGCCGGACTTCTCAAAGAAAGCAACCAGCGAACCTGCAAAGCCTGCGGCACCTGCACAGCCAGCACAGGGAGCAGCCGGGGAACAGGTATACACCGTGCAGAGAGGTGACACACTTTCTGGCATTGCTGCAAAGTATGGCACAACATACCAGAAGTTAGCAAGCTACAACGGAATTGCAAACCCTAACGTCATTAGTGTTGGGCAGAAAATCAAAATTCCGGGAAGCGGCGTGCGTACATATACCGTGAAGAGCGGTGACAGCCTTTGGGCAATCGCAGCAAAGCAGCTGGGCGACGGTTCCAGATACAACGAAATCAAGACCATGAACGGTCTTACAAGCAACACCATTTACGCTGGGCAGACATTGAAGCTGCCTGCATAATCAACAGGAGGAAAAAACAATGGATAATGTAATTTATGCAGCCGTATATTTTGCCGTAACACTGGGGGCGTTCTTGATTGGAAAGTACGTTTGCCCAAACATTCCAAAGACTGTCACAGACAAGCTGGGCGAACTGTCAGAGTGGGCAGCAAAGTTTGTGGAATGGGCAAAAGAGTTCAAAAAGGATAAGACCGGGGAAGAGAAGATGGCAGCAGTTGTGGAGCAGTTAAAGAAGATTGCTGATGAAGCCGGGCTGAATGTCACAGAAGACCAGCTGAAAGCCATTGCACAGGCGGCATACAATGCCATGAAAGCCGGAGAGAAAGAAAGCAACGCCGCAGAACCGCTGGAAGCACTCACAGCCACACCAGCTGCAACGGTAGTGATTAACACCACGGCACCAGTGACAACAACAGAGAAAGTGGCTATTGCCACAGACAATGTGCCGGAGGGTGCAACAGAAACCAACGCAGACGGCACAGTGAACCTTTATGACGCAGCCGGGAACATTACCGGGAGCGTGACAAAGGAAGAAGCAGAGAAGATGGCAGCAGAAGTCACGAAGATTGTTGACGAAGAGGGAAACACGCTGGCAGACCTTAAATAATGCCGCTGACGCTTTGCAGAATAAGCCAGAATGAGAAGAAAAGACCGTAAGTGGAGAAATACACCACTTGCGGTCTTTTTACGTTTACGGGGCAAATACGGCGTTATATCGGTTTATATGTGTAATCAATGCCGTTTTCAACAGCTTTGATACTGTCTATCTGGTCTTTATAGCAGCCACGGGCAGCAATCACACGGGCTTTTCTGACGGCTTCATTTTGACTTCTGGCGCTTATGTGCAGCCAGTCAATGCGGACGCCATCATTGTTCACAATGGATATTGCAAAGGATTTGTGAGCAATGCGCTTCACAGCACCTTTGCCGTTGCACTGGTAGCAATGCCCGGTCACACCGGATTTGTAAATGAATTTACCGGAGCCGCCGCACTTGATACAAGTAATTATATCAGACATATTCACACCCCCTACATTGTGCCGATAAAATCAGAACTGGTAAGCGCCCAGAACTGGGCTGCGTGTATAGTTGGAAACTTTGGTATTTCCCATGTGATATTGTCGTACACAATCTTGTATATGCCGCCTTTGTTTACCGTCAGATAGTATTTATCAGTATCACTTTTGCGATCTGCCGGGTGCGTGTCCTGCACCATGAATGAAAGCCCGTTCTTTCTGAAACGTCTATTATAAGATTTTCCCATATATTATCACCATTCTTTCTGGGCGGCAGCAGCGCCGCCCGTGTAGTTATTAGTCAAGGCAACATTCCATTGAAATTGGATATTGCGCTTTTAATTTTTCAAAAGCAGCCTTTGTGACCCGGTAGCTGCGCCAGTTTTCAATTTTCTTCTGGCAACCATCAATCCAGTGGGCTTCAATTTCTGTAATGCCCCTGCCTTTTAATTCAAGCGGGGTATCAACAAAATAATGTTTGCCATAATATGAAAGGCTGGCTTCCATTTTGACTTCTGGCTTGCGCTGCCCCATTTCTGGGGTGTAGCAGTGCAGCCCGTTTATTCTATCTTCCATGTAAATGATTTTTCCCATATCGTTTGACCTCCGTGTGTTTGATTTCTTTAACTGTCTTTATTATATACTTACGGAAGTATAAAAACAATCGGCAAAATACACAAATATACTTCCGTAAGATTGTATAAAATGTATACTTCCGTAAGAAAGCAAAGTGTGATATACTGATTAAAAACCACAGGAGGTGCAGGAAATGCCAGATACAACAGAAAAGAAGACCATACCGAGAGGACCAGCAGCCACGGCAGCAAAGAACAAATACCGTGACAATAACTATGACCGCATGGAACTTGCGGTGCCAAAGGGCATGAAAGCCCGCATAAAAGAGATTGCAAAAGAACAGGGCTATTCATCACAAAACAACTATGTTGTGGAAGCGGTAAAAGAGAAGTACCAGCGGGACACCGGGGAGGAATTGACGTGGCAGAAAGAATGATTATAGAGCCAGTGAAGAGGATAGCAGAAAATTATCTGGAAACCAGAAACAAGGTGATTGAAAATTGCTGGTGCATGATAGTTGGGAACGACACGCCAAAGCAGGAAGACGGCTGGCTTGAAGTAATGAACGGCAGGCAAACAGAAAACGGGATTGCTAATATATACAACTTTATGTATAAAGGGAAAAGAGCGCTGACGCTGGAAGAAGTACAAGGGTGCGGGGCAAGCAGGTATTTTATCAGCAGCGGGGAATATACACTGGAAGACTACATGAGAGCGGTGCAAAATAATTCTGAAAAACTGTGAAAAAAACTATTGACTTTATACTTCCGTAAGTATATAATAAAGATAGTTAAAGAAGCAACAATACTTTGACGAATACGGCAAGGGAAAGGAGAAAACATGGCAGACAATATGACAGATAAACAGTTTGAAAAAATCTTGAAAATGGTTGAAATGATTTTGGACGGCTGCAAAGACCTTGACGAAGCAAAAGCAAAGGTTAAGGAACTTACAGAAGACCAGAAAAAAGAAAAGTCGGCAGAATAGCCG